CCAGATGCCCAGACGAGCGGCAATCGGTTCCGGTTCGAGCTCGAACGGCTCCTCAATCTCCATCGCCCGGTACAAGTCGCGAATCGATTGCTCCAGCGGCGTGAACCGGTAGCTGTACATAACGAAGTCCCCTTTCGAAAATGGGAATATATGTTCGATTTAAGGTGGAAAAGAAAAGCCCTTGACGGGCCCGTATGTTTGTCGCATGTAAGACGAGTGATGCAGGTCACGACGGGACGTTGCCGATTACTGCGGGCCGATCTCGACGAAACTTCTCCATCGAAAAACTTTTCCCCGTCAGCGCGACGTCTTGACCGTTTCACCATCAACGGAACTACTCCACAGCATGATCTTGCCGTCCTCCCGCAAGCGATGCCGCTCGCTTTCCTCAGCCTGCCGCCGTGTTACTCCCCTTGCTTCGCTCCGGGTTTCCGGTCCGCTTCCCTCGACTTGATAATCTCCCAAATTTTGCGCAGTTCTTCCCGTCGCTCTTCCGGAGCTTCCAATAACTCCTTGAACCAGAGCCCCAACTCGGGATCGTCCGGTTCGACGGGCAGCGACGAGGCCGAAGTGGCCGGACGCTCTTCCGGCTTTGTCTCGTCCGTCCGGCCGACCAGCTGGTCCAGGCTTACGCCGAACAGCGCGGCCATCTGGCGGAGCATGTCCAGCGACGGCTCGCGGTAGCCCGACTCGTAGCCGGCGTACGTGCTTTTGGCGATGTTCAACCGGCTCGCTACTTCTTGCTGGGACCATCGCATTTGTTTCCTCAGTCGCGTGATCGTCTCGCCGATCATCGGGACACGCTCCGTTCGCTCGCTAGCTCTTCGATGCGAGTTTATCTACATATTCGCATAATGCGAACTTTTTTTCAAGATATTAGAATTTCGGTTAAAAAAGAGGTTGAAAAGTACGCGAAACGCGTACATAATAAACGATACAGGAACGAGTGTTCGCAAAAATTTTTCGCGCAATCCGTTCGCGAAACGCGTTTTTCAGGACGTGTTCGCGGCGGACCGATACCATAACCGGCGAAAGGGGCTTGTGCGATGACGAAGCCGACTGAGGAGCAAATCGAGATTTACCGGGAAGAAGTATGCGGCCGCTGTCCGGGGAGCTTGTGGGGGGCGAAGAGCGTCTGCCGCGTCCATCAGCTGTCGATCGGACAGGTGAAGATGTGCCCGGAGTGGGAAAACGCAGCGTCGGCGGTCAGGGCGGACGCATCCGGCAAGGATCGGTCGGTCATGAAGACGGAGCAGATGGAACAGATCGAGGAAGAGATGAAAAACTATGCCTGGATGGTGCGGGAAATCGAGCGGCTGCGCCGGCTGCTGGATCAGTTCGGCACCGGCCTGACGGGACGGTACGGCCTCGACGCCGGGCAGCCCCACGGAAAAGGAGGCTATGCCGATCCGGTCCGCCGCGAAGCGCAAAGGCGGGAGAAGCATTGGATGCGCCTGAAGCAGCTCGAGGAGAAGGTGAAGCGGCTGGAGTCGGCCGCCGACCGGGTGCGGGACGACCGGCAGCGGACGGTGCTCGAATGCATTATGGAAGGGCAGCGGATGAACGCCATCGCGCGCCATATCGGGGTGTCCCGGCAGCGGCTGCACGAGTTGAAGCTGGATCTGGTGCGCCAGCTGGCGGAACATATTTTCGGAACGGAGCAAAAGGACATTTCGTGACGGCGGCGTTGGCGGTTGGAGGTAGAGGAGGCGGATTGACATTTCGGACAAAACGGACAAGCCGGACAAATGTTGAACGAACACATGTTCGCATTCTATAATCGACTCAGGAACTCGATAAGGACAGCGGGACTGCCGATGCGGCGGTCTTTTTATTTTTTATCCGATTCCGCGCCGTTTCGTCGGCGGACAAGGAGGAGATCGGCCATGACCGAAACCGCAAGCCGTGAGGAGGAATGCCCGTACAAGCAGCCGGACAAATGCGTGAACTGCGTCTGGGGCCGTTGGGAAGCGAGCCGTCAGTTTTGCATGAAGCCGTTTTGCGTAAAAGAAGCGGTTGCGCCGTACGACGGCCGCGAAAGGGGGTGAACGCCGAACATGCGGGTGACAACGAAAACAGGGCGGGCGACGGAGCGATCGCGACGGACGGCCGCCGAAGCAAGGCAAGCTCGGGACGGACCGGCAAGGTGCAAGCGAGCCGGAACAAGCCCTCTTCGAAGCAAGCGGGTCCGAAGGAAGCGGCAAGTCAGTCGGGCGGAGACAGAAGCGGCGGCTTGCCGCGCGATGCGAAGCCCGCAAGGAGGGGATGCGCATGAGCGTAACGACGCAAGCGGTAATGAGCGGAATCGTGCAGGCGATCGGGACGGCTTATCCCGATGCCGACGTCTACACCGAGGCGCCGGCTAGTCCGCAGCAGCCGTACTTCTACGTCAAGCTGCTCTCCTCCACGCTGGACGGCGGGTTGAATCGCCGGCTCCGGCTGACGTACGCGTTCGACGTTCAGTATGTAACGGATACGAACGCCGACCGTTATGACGTCGCCGACAGCTTGTACGCGGCGCTCGGGCGGATCGCGGTGCAAGGCGAAGGCGTCCGCGGCGCCGGGATGCGGGCGGAGCTTACGGAGGACGTGCTGCACTTTTTCGTCCAGTACCACTTCCAGATCGTGGAGTCCAAGCCGGAAACCGCGAAAATGCAGCATCTGACGCAGGAGGGGAACTTGAAGGAATGAAACCGGATCGAAGCGATGCGGCCCCGGCCAGCCAGCCGGCGGATAATGCCGCGTCCTACTCGAAGGCGCAGCTGCTCCGCTCCAGGCGGTTCACGCCGCTGCAAAGAGACGTGCTGTCGGCGCTCTTAAGCGACGGCGAACGGTACACGGTCGCCGAGGCGGAAAGCGCGCTGCGGGACTTTTATCGGGGGACCGTTTCATGAACGGGTCCCGGATTTCAAATAGGAGGCATGAATCGGCGGCTCCGACGACGGGCCGACCGAAACGTGTAACAACGACAAGGAGATGATGGGACGATGAGTGGAGGCTTTTGGACCGCCCAGAACAAAGTGCGTCCGGGCGTATACATCCGGTTTGAAGGACAGTCGACCACACCTGCGGTCGGCGAGCGAGGCACGGTGACGATGGCGCTGCCGCTCAACTGGGGAGCGCCGAAGACGGTGATCGCCATCCAGGCCGGCGATCCGGTCAAGGAGACGCTCGGCTACGACATGACGGCGCCGCAGCTGCTGCTCGTTCGCGAGGCGCTCAAGCGCGCAAAGACGCTGCTTTTGTATCGGCTGAACACCGGCACGAAGGCGACGGCCACCCACGGCGGCTTGACGGCGACGGCCAAGTTCGGCGGCGTCCGGGGCAACGATATCCGCATCGTCGTGCAGACGAATGTGGACGACGAAGCGTTGTTCGATGTCAAGACGCTGGTGGCGGGGGTGGAGGTCGACAGCCAGACGGTCGCGGATATCGACGCGCTGGCGGACAACGCATGGGTCGATTTTTCCGGTACCGGCGATCTGACGGCGACCGCGGGCATCCCGCTGGCAAACGGCGCGGACGGGACGGTGTCGAACGAAGATCACGCCTCGTATCTCGAAGCGATCGAGGTTCACGACTTCCACACGATGGCGCTGCCCGCCGAGGATGCGACGCTGAAGTCGGTCTACACCGCATTCGTCAAACGGCTGCGCGACGATGAAGGCCGCAAAATCCAGCTCGTCGTGGAAAATTACCCGGCCGCCGACTACGAAGGCGTGATCAGCGTCAAAAACGGCGTCGTCCTGACGGACGGAACGACGCTGACGGCGGCACAGGCGACCGCATGGGTGGCGGGTGCGACGGCGGCAGCCGGCCCGAACGAAACGCTGACCTACCGGGCGTACGACGATTCGGTCGACGCCGCGCCGCGCTATTCGAATTCGCAAATCGAAGCCGCGCTCAAAGCCGGCGAGTTCGTCTTCGTGGCCAGCAACGGCCGCGCCGTCGTCGAGCAGGACATCAACACGCTCACCGGCTACACGCCCGAGAAGGGCAAGCCGTTCTCGAAAAACCGCGTCATCCGCGTGCTGGACAGCATCAACAACGATTTCCGCCGCACCTTCGAGGCGTACTATATCGGCAAGGTCGACAACAACGAGGACGGCCGCAGCCTGTTCCGCAGCCAATGCAATACGTACTTGAGCACCTTGCAGGGGATGAAGGCGATCCAGAACTTCGATCCTCAAAACGACGTCACCGTATCCGCCGGCAGCGAGCCGGACAGCGTCTACGCCGAGGTGCACGTGCAGCCGGTCGACGCCATCGAGAAAATTTACATGAAAGTGAGCGTGAACTAAGATGAGCTATCTCAAAGCGAGCGACACGATTTCCGGCCAGGAGGGCCGCGCCTATGCGACGATCGACGGGGAGAACGTGGAGATGTTTTATCTGAAAAACCTCGAGGCGACGATCGAGAAGCAGAAGGCGGAGCTCAAGGCGCTGGGGCGCCGCGGCGTGCAGCACCGGGCGGCCGGCTGGAAGGGCACCGGCACGATGACGATCTACTACGTCACCTCCCGTTTCCGCCAAATGATGTACGATTACATTTCTACGGGCAAAGACGTCTACTTCGACATCACCGTCATCAACGAAGATCCGAACTCTACGGTCGGCAAGCAGCAAGTGCAGCTGAAAAACGTCAATCTCGACAAGGTGATCGTCGCCAAGCTCGATACGGAAAGCGACATTCTCGATGAAGAGGTCGGCTTCACGTTCGAGGACGTGCTGATTTCCAGCTCGTTTGCCGATCCGGTTCTGGGCGGCTGACGAATGCGTCGTAACGAAGGAGGAGGCGAAGTACCATGAGCGATTTGAGCATGTTCTATGCGCAGAGCGCGGCTGTCGACCTGGTCGAGGAAGTGGTCGTATCCGAGCGGTTCAAGGACAAGGACGGCAAGCCCGTCCCGTGGAAGATCCGCAGCATGACGCAAGCCGAGAGCGAGGAATGCCGCAAGGCGGCGACCCGCTACGGCAAAGGCAAGGGCGGCGTGCGGCTGCCGGAGGTCGATGCCGACGAATATATGGCGAAGCTGGCGGTGGCCAGCGTCGTCTTCCCGAATTTGCGCGATGCTGAGCTGCAGAAATCGTACGGCGTGCTTGGGGCGGAAAACTTGCTCCGCCGCATGCTGCTGCCGGGCGAGTATGCGACGCTGCTTGAGAAAGTGCAGGAGATGAACGGCTTCGACAAAAGCCTGGACGATTTGGTGGAAGAAGCAAAAAACTGATTCGAGAGGGCGACGGTGAGGCGAACTACGCCTACTACGCCCTCCACGAGCTGCATATTTTGCCCCACGAGCTGATCCGCATGTCCCGGCGCGAAAGGGCCGTCATCTACGCGATGATCGCCCTGCGCGTCGAGCAGGAGAAGCGAAGGCGGGACAAGCGGGGATAAGGAGGTGATCGAAATGGCGACGATCATCACGACGCTGCGGGTCATCGACCGGTTCTCGAAGCCGCTTTTGAAGGCGCAGATGATGATGGCGGACGTGGCCGCGACGGCGAAGCAGTTGCGTCGGGAGCTGGAGACGCCCATCACGATCCGGTTCGATCCGGACTATACGGTGCGCCAGGCGAGGGCGCTTCGGTCCCAGATCGAGAAGCAGCTGGGAAACATTACAGTCAAGGCCAACGTTAAGCAGGACGGCAAGGCGGATTCCGATCAGTCGGATTCCGGCGGCGATGCCAAAAACGGCCGCAAGGGACGCCGCTTGGGGCCTTTTGAAATTCCCGACGGCTTGTTCGACGTGATCCGGGCAGCCCCCGCCCTGTATCAGTTGGGTCAGTCACTCATGTCCAACCAGACGGTGCACGGGCAAATGTCGAATGCGGAGCTGGCTCAGGCGACCGCCGGTGCGGCGGCGGCCGCGGTGGAAGAATCGGCCGGCGGCCTTCTCGGCAAGATGAGGGAGATGGTCGGGGAGTTGTTCAGCATGGAAAACGCGAAGAAGCTGTGGGAAGCGTCCGTCGGAGGCGCCATGGAGGAAGAGAGCCTGAGAGCCCGATTTGTGGGGCGGACGGGGAGCGCGGAAGTCGGCGGCGCCATGTTTGACAAGTTCCGCGAAGAGGCTTTGAAAGCCGGCGCCGATGTCGGCGAGTCGTTAAAAAATGCGCTGTCGTTCTTCTCCGTTACGCAAAACTCCGGTCACATCTCCGAGCTGAACCGGCTCGCAGGGCAGTTGGCCGCTTTCGACATGACGGGCGGGGGGATCACGGACGCTGCGGAGGCGCTAAAAGCGGCTTATGCCGGTGATGTGGACGCGCTCTCCGAGAAGTACGCGATTCCGCAGTCGGCGATCGATGCGGAGGCGTTCACGAAGATGGGCGAAGCGGGAAACATGAGCGGGTTCATCGAAATGTTCGACAAGATGCTGGAGGAACAGAACCTCGGACGCGAAGTGTTCCAGGCCGTCCAGCAGACGGCCGCCTATCAGACCGAGCAATTAAGGAACAACCTGCAAGCCTCGATGGCTCAGGCCGGGAGAGGCGGCCGTGCAGGGGCTTACGCCGCTCATCGTCCTGTTTAACGAGTCGTTTCAATCCGGCAAATTTCAGCCGTTCTTCGATGCGTTGGCGATGGGGCTGTCTGCTTTCGTTCAAGGTTTGACTGTGGCGGTCCAGGGGGCGCAGTGGCTGGGGGGCGTCCTGATGAGCTGGCTGCCGTACGTCGGCCCGCTGCTGTTTGGCATCGCGGCGGCGCTCGGGACGTATCTCGTCGTGACAAGAGCCGTACAGATCGCCACCCAGCTATGGACCGCAGCACAGGCGGTGCTTAATACCGTGATGTCCGCCAATCCGGTACTGCTTATTACGATGCTGATTGTCGGCCTGATCATGGCACTCCTCTCCCTGATCGCCACACTTCAGCCCGTGCGCGAATTTTTTGCGAATACGTTCCGGGCTTTAGGCAACATCGTTGCGGGCTTCGTCGGCTCCGCGCTGGATGGGCTGGAGTGGTTAGTCAACGGTTTTATCGACGGGATCAATGTGTTGATCGGCGCGGTCAATGCAGTCGGTGAATTTGTGGGGATAAACATTCCGCGACTGGATAGGTTCGATTTTAGCAAAATTAAGCAAGGCTGGAAGCAACGCATTACCGGAACGTTTGACGCCGTGGCCGACGCGACCGAAAACTTCAACATCGACCAGTTCAAAAAGATGCTCGGATTGGAACAGCTCAGTGCCGCGAAGACAGACCCTAATACGGACGCGCTTGCCAAATGGGACGCCAGTCACGGAGGCTTCCCCATTCCCGGCGACAAGGAGAAGGGCATCTCCTCAATCGACAGGGTCGGATCCGTCGGCAAAATCGAAGATACCGTCGACATTTCCAGCGAGGAACTGAAACTTTTGCGCGACCTGGCCGAACTGAGCAGCATTCAAAACTTCGTTACACTGACGCCGACCGTGCAGGTGACGACGGGTGATATACGCCATGAAGCGGATGTGGACCTGATCGTCGGCAAGATCGAGCAGAAGCTGATGCAGGAAATCGCGAACTCCGCGCAAGGGGTGTATGCATGATGGCCGCCGTTCCGGAGCATTACACGATTGAGCTCGGGTTCAACAATTACGAGCAGTTTTTCCGCATCCCGGTCAATCCGGAAACGATCGAGATCAGCGAGAGCGGCCAGGGCAAAACGTACGACATCGTCGGATACGGCGGAGGGACGCAGGAAACCCGGGCCGGGGAGATCAACGTCATCGGCAGCCCGAGGCTGAAGGAGATTCGCTTCCAAAGCCTGTTCCCGGCCCAATACGGACCGTATGTCGTCGTCGAGGAAAGCGCGCTTCTTCAACCCGTCCGCTATATTTCGTACTTGCAGGCCTGGAAAGCGTCGAAAAGACCGATCCGGTTCGTCTATTACGGCTCGGATATGTACATCAGCATCCCCGCTTCGATCGAAAAGCTCGAGTGGAAGGAGCGGGCGGGCTCACCCGGCACCATCGAATATTCGCTCTCGCTCAAGGAATACGTATTTTACTCGGCGCGGCGCGCCACCGTCGTTACGAACGAGGCGGGCGAAACGATTCTCGTGCGAGAGAGGCCCGACCGTCCCGACGAGCGGGAACGGCCGGAGACGTACACCGTACAGCCGGGGGACGATCTGATCAAGATCGCGATGCGCTTCTACAACCTGGACAGCTCGCGGGCGCGGGACATCCAGAAGCTGAACGGGCTGACCGACGCGGAAACGCGGCCGCTCGAGACCGGCAGAGTGCTTCGGCTGCCGCAGGTATGAGCGAAGGAGCCCCGTAACATGCTTGGATCCCATCGCAGCACATCTTCACATTGGATGTTTCAGCTGGGGTTCCCTGCGTTGTAACTCAATCCGCATCGAAGCAAACGTTCCCCACTATGTGGGCTAATCCGTTGGCCGTTGGGTTCCCGCAAAGTAAGCAATCGCGCTGCTTTGTGGGGTTCATCAGTTGGGATCCTCGCAAAGTACCTGAGTAAGCATCGAAGCAAAGCCTCACTTTGTGGGGCTCATTGGGGGGAGGCTTATGCTGGAAATCATCATCGACAACCGCGACGGCAACTTGTGGGACATCTCCCCGCTCGTTTCCGACGTCACGTACCGGACAACCCGGATCGGCAAGGCGTCCACCGTCGAGCTTACGTTGATCAAGGGGGGCTTGTACGAGGATAACGCCTTCCGGTATGGTCCCGGTGATGTCGTGCGCATCCGGCAGGGAGAGGCCCCCATCTTTTACGGCTACGTGTTCACGATCGAGAGCGGGCGAGACGAGGCCGTTAAGCTGACCGCTTACGATCAGCTGCGGTATTTGATGGCAAGCGACAGCTACGTCTTCCAGGATGTGACCGCCGCGGACGTCATCCGGCGCATCGCTTCGGATTTTCAACTGAACGTGGGCACGCTTGAGGACACCGGCTACGTCATTCCGAAGATGGTCGAAAACAACGCCAAGCTGATCGACATCATCTGCAAAGCGCTGGATCAGACCTTGATAGCAACGCTGCGCAACTATGTGTTTTACGACGATTTCGGGGAGCTGACGCTTCGCGACGTGCGCAACCGGACGCTGGACGTGGTCATCGGGGACGAAAGCCTGTTGTTCGATTACAAGGAGAAAAAGTCGATCGACAACTCCTACAACCGGGTCAAAATCGTGCAAGACCGTAAGGAAAAAGGCGTGCGCTACGTCTACATCGAACAGGACAGCGCCAACATCGCCAAATGGGGGCTGCTGCAATATTACCTGGTGGCCGACGAGAACCGCAACGAAGCGCAAATCTCCCAGTCGCTTCGCAACTACATGCGCTGGTACAACCGGGAAAGCCGGAGCCTCACGCTCGAGGCGATCGGCGACATCCGGGTGCGGGCGGGATGTTACCTGCCGGTTCGGATCGCAGAATGGGAGCTCGACCAGTTTTTCCTTGTCGATTCGTGCACACACCGGTTCTCCGGAGCGGATCATACGATGTCGCTGGAGTTGATCGACATCCGGGTGGGGGAGAAACCGATATGAGCTTACTGGACGTGATGAAACGGGCCGGACTGGGAGCGGTGGAAGCGACCAATCCGGTCGCTATTTTATACGGTACGGTGACGGCTGTTCAACCGCTTGAAGTGCGGATCGACCAACGGCTGACCTTGCCCGAGCCGTTTCTCATCGTGCCGGAGCATATGACGGAAAGCCGGATTACGGTAGACGGGCAAGAAATCGTCATCCGCAAAGCGCTAGAGCCCGGCGACCGGCTGGTGCTGATGCGCGTTCAGGGCGGGCAGCAATATATGGTGATGGGCCGGGTGATGCAATGATACCGCAAGGAGGCACCATTCGAAATGCGCGGCTGGGCGCCATGGCGCTTCCGAGCCGCACGTACGCGATAACGGGCAACCGGATCGTCGGCATGATCGACGGCGCCGACGCGGTGCGGCAGGCGATTTACAAGCTGCTGCAAACCGACCGGTTCCGGTATTGGATATACAGCGCCAATTACGGGCACGAATGCGCGAAGCTGCAGGGCCGGGATCCGTCGATCGCCGTGCCGGAAGCGAGCCGGTACATCCGGGAAGCGCTGCTGCAGGACGACCGCATTACGGCCGTGGACCCGATACACATTGAGGTGAACGGAGACTCGCTGACGGCTTCGTTTACCGTCGCGACGACGTTCGGCCGCATTTCGATCGAACAGGAGGTGTAGCGGGCGCATGTATGAACAGATGACATTTCGCGCGATTTTGCAGCGCATGCTCGACCGGGCTCCGGCTGACGTGGACAAGCGGGAGGGAAGCATCCTCTACGACGCG